CACCTGGTCTTTACTGGCAAGCAGGGATTGCTCCTGCTTTGTCAGCTGCCGCGTGCGAGAAGCTTCTTCCAGCACAGTGAACTGCGATTCGGTTTTCCAGAGATCTTTTCGCTGCTGGCTGATGACATCGTTGATACTGCTGTGCTGCTTCAAAACCTGATACTGCGCCTGCAGAGCCATAAGCTCGCTTTGACCGCTATCCTCTGCCCGGTTACCAGCTGGCGTAGCATATGCCCTGCCTTTCGCAGTCTTCGGATCTTTGTACTGATTGTTGATATTGGCAACGCGCTTCTGATACTCAGCCTCGGACATTCCAACGTTGCTTTTCGGATCCGCAGCAGCAGCCTGGTTCATCCTGATACGCTGGCGGTTCAGCTCGGTAATGGCCTTCTCGCGCTTTTCCGCATTAGTCAGGCCCTGATTCAGACCTTGCTGCAGTGAGATGGCATCTGTCAGATTCTGGTTGTGCTGCGCGCGCGCACTGCTGGCGGCTTCTTCCTTGGCAACCTGAATGTCACCCATGAGAGTAAAGGCGTTGATCTGCGCGTTAAGCACGCCCAGTTCTTTACGCCATTCATCCAGCTTGCCATTACTGCGGTTGTACCCGGTCGCCTCTGAGTTGCTGACCTGTGCCCGGATGCTGTCGCGACGATTGGTAAGGGTTTTGAGTGCCTCGTTTTGCGTCGGAGCGCGTCCAATGCCCTCAATCGCATCCCACATACCTTTGGCCATATCGGTAAGGCCGCGCATGATGCGTGAGACGGTACCCAGTGACTCCTTCATATTGGTGGCGGCAGTTTCCATACCGTCAGCGGCAACGCGATTAGCCTCCGCCAGCGCTTCGGTATAGCGCCCCTCTTCCTGCAGCGCGGCGATGTGCTCGTACTGCACCGCCGTGAGGAAGTGATATTTCTCGTTCAGAGCCAGGATGCCTTTTGACGGGTCATTCGCCAGCGCTGCGATATCTTTGGCCACTTCATCGAGAGCAACGCCGGACTCTTTCGAAAACTTCGCCACCGAAACGGTCAGCATCTCGAAATTTGCACCGGCCGGCACGCCAGCTTTAACTAGGCTGTTCAGTGCAGATGATGCGCTGGAGTAGGACACGCCAGCCGCGTTAGCCGCTGATACCGTGTTCTGCAGGGATGTTGCCGTCAGGCCTGAATAGCTGCTGGTCAGCGCCAGAGACTTTCGCAGTTCTTCAGAACGCTCTGCCGCGCTGTAGAAGTTGTAGGCCACCAGCGCACCAGCCGTAACCAGCCCGCCGAGCGCCAGACGGACGGGGGTGATCAGGCTCGCGAGCGCTTTAAGCGAGTTACCCACGCCACCGAACGAGTCCTTGATCTGTCCGCCCTGCTGGATGGCGATCATCCAGATAGGCATGCCGCCAGCGATTGAAGTCGCGATATCAGTGAACTGCGCCGGAAGCATGCGCATTGCCTGGCGATACTGGCCTGCACTTACAGCACCCGTTTTCCACGCATTTTCCTGATCCCTCAGTCGGGCAATCATCGGCGCGGCCTGCGATGAAACACCCAGTTGTGCGGCTTTCAGCTCCAGCAACTCAGAGCGTGTTTTGTCGATCGCTGTGACCTGGCTTTGCAGGGACTCAATGAAGGTCTGCTGCGCCGCGGCGGCACGCCTTGATTCAGCTGCTACTGCACGTTCAGCAGATTCCTGTTCTGCCAGTGCCTGTTTCAACCCTCTGGATGCGATGGCAGCAGCACGCTTCTGATCCGCCTCGCGTGCAACGGCCTGCTCCTGCTCACGTAGCCGGGCGATGATAGGGGCGGCTTGCTGGCTAATACCCATTTGCGCGGCACGGTATTCAGCGATGTCAGCTTTAGAAGATTTAAACGCGGCCGCCTGATCATTGAGACTTTGCAGAAACGACTTTTGTGAAACAGCAGCACGTGCTGCGTTTTGCGCCTGCTCCTGACGGGCGCGACCCTCTGCCGTTTCTGACTCCATCACCTGAGCAAGTTTGGTGCGAGTGGAATCCAGAATAGCGTTAAAGCGGGCGTAGGTTTCCGTGTCAAGATTGCTACGGTGCTTTGACAAGCTGGTCTGCAAGTCGTCCAGGTCATTCAGTGCCCGGTTAACCGGGCTGATGCGGTTGAGCAGGTTTTGCAGCTCCTGCTGCTGCTGGGCGGTTGCCTGAGTAGCGCCTTTGGTGCTGCTCTGGCTCTGCTTCTGTGCGTTGGTAAAGTCACGCACACGCTGATGAATCTCGTTGATCTCCCGCGCAGCGTCCGCCGTCAGTTTCCCTGCGCTTTTATTGCTGGTTCCGAAATCGTCAGCGCCCTTTGCGGCGGCACCAGCAGCGTCCTTAAAATCATCCAGAGCCTTATTGCCGCGTTCCAGTTCGGAGGTGTTAACGCGGAGCGAAATTGTTGCAATATCGGACATTACACCCCCTTACTGTGGATCAGGTCCAGCGCTGCACGTTCCATCACCCGGACATCATTTAGCGCGGCTGCCTCGTCATCACCGCACTCAATCTTCATCAGCCAGGGCAGGACGTTGTAATCCAGCCCGGTGATCCCCCCAACACCAGTGCGCCACTGCGTTGCCATCGCGCGGAACACGCCGAATGCGGCCCAGCAGTCAGGCCAGACCTCAACGATCTGCTCTTCGTCGGTGTAGTCGTCGGCAGACAGGCCAGCGGCTGCCAGGTCTTCGTGAGAAGGGTCAGGCGTATAAAACGCCGAGGCAACCGCAATTAGTTTTTTTGGCGGTTCGCCATCAGCTCGTCGTAATAGGCTGTGGTGACGGCTTCGAGCGCGCGCGGGTAGTTATCAAGCAGCGTTTCCAGATTTTCGCGGTTGAACTCGTCAGGAAGCGCCCACGCTTCAGTTATGTCGAGTAAGAAATCAACAGCGTTTTTGCCTTCCATCGTTTCGATAGATGACAGCTCTTTCAGCGGCTTGTGCTTAAAGGTGATGGTGATTACCCCATCTTCATCCCCGGCGCGCGGGATGGATACATCGACCTTGAAGGTCGGCTTTGGTTGAAGCTGGAATTTAGATGCCATATGTTTTCCGAAAATGCCCCCGCGAGGGGGCTTAATTATGAAACAGTCACTGAAGCTGTCGCTGTCTTAGATCCGTCTTCAGTGGTTACGGTGATGGTTGCGTTGCCGTCTGCCACACCTTCAACTTCCCCACCACTGGTGACGGTGGCGATCGTCGGATTGGATGATGACCAGGTAACGGCTTTATTAGTGGCGTTGGCTGGAAGTACAGTAGCGGTCAGCATGGATTTTTCGCCTACTGCCAGAGCAATCGTCGATTTATCCAGGCTGACGCCCGTTACCGCTACTGTGCTCACTTTTCCTTGTAAAACGTCATGTCGCGGGACTTCCTGGAGAAAGCAGCAGTAGTGGTTTCAACGGCGTTGACCGCGGATGTTGGTTCGCCGTCGAATGAAGGCGTACCAGACCAGTAACGCATCTCTTTCGCCTTGGGTACGTACATGCGCATCGGCATTGTGTCCCCGTAGCGATCGGCTTTTTTTAGCACCGGATAAATCGGTAGCGTTGAATCGTGCGCGAGGGTATACGTCAGCGTTTTGGCCGCTTTATACGTCGCCAGGTTGCGCTGGTTATCATCCGCGAGGAACTGGATCTGCACGTACTGCTGATCGCCGCCAGCAGGTGCCACGTCAGTGATTTGCGGGATTTCAGTCCAGCCAGTAACTTTCTGCAGAGAACCGATACCTGCACCGGCTGCGAAAAAGTTCAGGTCTGAAGTATCGATAATGCCGATCGTGATGCTGGTAGCGGTCTGCGCCGAAACGCGAGCCACCAGATCGTCAATCAGTGACCATCCCGATTTAATCAGCACGACATCATCAACCGCCAGCCCATGGCCGGTAGCAACGGTGAATACGGCGCCAAGCGCGTTCGATACAGCCGTGACTGGAATAGCATCATCCAGCTCCGAACCGACGAACACCGTGGCGCCATTGGGAAGCGCGAAGCCCATAATGGTTTCTCCGATATTTGCACATAAAAAAACCGACGACTGTCGGTAGTAGGATTACTGCGCCACGTCAGCGCGGTAGTTCATGCTGATGGGTATGGAATACGAGGTGTTTGTCGTGATGCCACGATATTGCGCTGGCTCTCCCACGATGTAGCAGGTGAAGCCATCGCCAGGCATTTCGGTGCCGTTACCGAAAAGGTTTTCAATCTGCGCGGCGATTGCCCGCCCCTCTGACCGCCCCTGAGCTGCCGGGACAACCACGCTGACCTGATAAATGCCAACGAACACCCTTGCGCGCTGTCCGAGGTCAATCGCGTAAGGCGTGGCAGGCATGTCGTGTGACTCGAGATAAACTCCTGTCGGCGGGTCAAAAGTGACGTTCTCATAGGCCACCGCCAGCCCCTGCGCATCGGCCCACTCACCCAGCCGGGCCTCCAGCAATGTGGTAATGTCAGGCCTGCTCAACTGCGCACCTCCCGTACCGTCTCGTCAAAGAAAATCTGAAACTCAGCGGCAGTGATCCGGACCATTCCACCCGGTGCCTGCTTCGAGTGACCGAACTCCAGCGGATAGGCGTATGGCACGTTATTGCAGAAGTAAATGGCATTCATGCCGACCCTGAAGCGCTCGATCACCATATTCCCGGCAGCTAAAGTCTCGCCTCCGTTCTTATCAATGCGCCCTGTTTCACCATCTGACGGCTGATCAAACGATACCTGCCAGTTACCACGGAAGCGCCCGCCGGTATAACCGGGCGGAGCCACCAGCGCCATACTGTCGTTAACCTTGCGCCCGGGCCGAAGCCTTCCAACTTTAGTCAGGTTGTCAGGGTTTTGCCTGAGCAGGCTGTTATGTTCATCGACGGCCTGGTTGTATGAGACCGCTGTCTGGTTAACAGCCCAGTTCTCCGGGTTGCCAACAGGTGACATATTCACGAGCCGAGCCAGAATTTTGATCGACACACCACGCACCACAGCAGCCTGATTTCCTTTTGCCTTATCAACAAAGGCATCAATGGAGGCGAGGAAAGACTGATTCTGTGACATATCACGCCCTTAATTGTGCACGGTAGCAAAGCACCAGTGCAGCCGGCTTAACCGGGTTAGGCTTAATGATGCGGTAATACTTACCGTCAACCTCAACCAGGTCACCGATCGCCAGCTTAGCATCTGCACTGAACACAACCCTGACGTCACCGGCCAGAATATTTTTACCGTCAATCTCTTCCGGTTCATATTCGGTGCGCACGCCTGTCGCGGTGAATTCCACATCGGGCTGGTGCACTTCTCTACCAGCCACAACGCTAATCCCACCCTTCCGTGTCACGCCATACTTCATGCCGTTTTCCGTCAGGAGCCTCTTAGCCGTCGCTCTCATGCGGGAATAGTTAATCGCCATATCAGCCTCGCACTACGCTAATCTGACTACTACCCATAACCATGCCGCGCAGCAAACCACCGAGCCAAGAGAATGAAGGCGCCGCTGTTCGGCTGCCCTGCGCATAAGTCACGCTTACCGCTCCGGTTACCGTTTCCTGCAACACCTCCCCGCCGCCAGCAGTAGATGGCTGCAAATCGGTTTCCTGTGCTTCGATTGCCAGCCTGCATTGCGCCTGGATCAGCTGTTTCGGTATGGTATTACCTGGCAGCGTAGCACCATCGACGACCACGCAAGTGCGCGGCCATGCCTGAGGCTGATCGGGATAAGCGCGCATGCCTTTCCATTTCAGCCCTGAAAGGTAATCCATCGCCTGCATCAGCACCTGCTCACACTCAACATCTTCCGCCGGGATGTCATAGCCCCGCCGCTCAGCCAGGTCACGCAGATCCATAACGCTGGCGTAGCTTTCGAAATCAGGTGAAGAAGGATCGGTAATCAGCATTACGCCTCCTCGCTGGTATCCTTCACCCAGCCTTCATCAATCCAAAGGTGGACATCATTGGGATGAACATCCGCTTCAACCGGGCCGCCGGGATGCGATGGTACGAAGCGGGTCATATGGATAAGGTTGTGCGATTCCGGGGCTTCCGGGGCTTCCGGGGCTTCCGGGGCTTCCGGCAGGTTAGCGTTAGCCTGTTCGTAGTGCCCCGCAATATCTATCTGCTTCTCAGCCTCGCGCGCCAGACGCTGCTCTTTGGTTAATCCAGCCATTGAGAACTCCAAAATAGTTTAAGGGGCCGCAGCCCCTTTGATTAACCCAGCAGCAGCACAGCGTGAGCTGGTTTGATGGATGCGACACCCCATGCCAGACCAACCTCGTAGCGCACCTGACGATACTGACGGTACAGCGCCACCTGGAAGGTGATACCTGAAACCGGATCGGTAACGTTCATCACGTCGTCGGCGGAGTCACCGCCCTGAGGCATCGCTGGGGTACGCGCTGCCAGCAGGAAAGCTTTGCGGTCGAACGCCATGTTGGCCGTGAATGCCCCACCGACGGTGATCTCCGTATTGTCAGCCAGTGACTGACGCAGACCAGGCGCGGCCAGCGTGATTGTGGATGCAGTGGCAGCCGCCACAACATATTGATGATTATCACCTTCAAAAGTGATCACACTGCCCTGCGCAATCCCTCCAGTCCCGGTATCAATGGCGATGATGATATCGCCTTCCTGCTTGGCACCATTGACAAGGTAGCCAGTACCCGCGCCACCAGCCACACGCTTAACGCCTGCTGAGTTATGCAGGTTGAATCCTTCAAGCCGCCCGATCACCCCCTCTCGCAGCAGTTGCTCAGTACCGGATTCGTTCACCTTGAACAGCACTGACTGTTTACCGCGTAGATT